GTGACCTCTCTGCCCAATAATATGTAGGTGTTTTACCAGAACCAACTTCAATAGCCCCTCCTGCTCCGAAGTTCGTGTCCTTATTATAACCATGTAGCAAAGTATCTTTACTACTCGGTTGAATTGTCAAAGGACTTGCCATTAAATATCAGTCCTCACAAACATTTCACCGGTCCCAGGTGTTCCAGGAAAACTCGTACCAGTACGGTAGCCTTTAGCATATAAATCTGTGTTCTGGACGTGTGTATTCAGTACCGCCGTGTCTATTGTTGCCCCGCTAGAAGATAGGACATTCCGCTTCCACACCGTCTGCTTGCCCCAGATTATCTCCACGTCTACCGGCGCATTGTCGGGCAACTCAGTAAAGGTCGCCTGGCCCGAACCGTTGGTGTACTCCTCTTCGACCTGAACAGGATTGGCAGGGTCAGTAACGTTGTAGGCACGACACCAAGCTTGGGCGATTGCCTTGCCTTTCTCATTTTCAACCTGCACCGTGTAACTTCGGTATCCCATTTATAACTGTTCTCCTTTTATGGCCTGCTGCATGGTGTAATTCAAACGTTCCATTAAATCTTTGGTCCAAAGGTCTACGACAACATATCCTAATGCTTGTAATCTTTCTTTTTGAATAGTGTCACGAGCTTCCACATTAACTCCTGCATGAAAATACTCCCCCATTATTCTCAAGAGTATATTATTTTCCGTCAAAATGAAGTCCACGATTGCATCGCCTAATTCTCTGACGCCTCTTAATCCGATAAGTTGCGATTGGAACTCAAATTTAATTCGGTGTTGTGTTAACCACTTATACACCATCGCTTCCAAATCAGACATAGGGGGTAAACTTTTATTATTCGACATTACTCATCATCTGTAGTATGATTATTATATGGTTCGACAAAAAATATGTCCACTTTGTAATTGTACCTTTGAAACGTCTCAACCAAACGCAAAGTATTGCCAAAAGTGCCATGGTAATGGAACTAAAAGCAAAGCAGCCGCTAAACGTTGGAGATGGAAAACTGCGCATCCTTGCGTAGATTGCGGTACACCTGTGAATCGCAATGCGCAAAGATGTAGAGCATGTTCTCATACTAAGATTGGGAAAGAGCACCGCCGTGAAAAACATCCACGATGGAAAGGTGGTAGGGGATACGAATCTGAGGGATATATTCGTGTTCTTGTTGAACATCATCCTAGAGCGACCAAGAATTATGTCTATGAGCATATCCTTGTTTGGGAACAAGCTAATGGGAAATTGCCCGAAGGCTTTGTTATACATCATCTCAACGGAATTAGACATGACAATCGCCTTTCCAATTTATCTGCAATGCCGAGAGGACAACACCATTACTCTCTTTACCTAAGAACTTTGCAGCAACATATCCGTGACCTTGAGGCCAAACTAAGTCAACAAAAATTACTTTAGGCATATACCACTTCCGAAACTACTATTGTGAGCCGCTCTTCCTTTGCAATATTGTCCAGGTCTTGACGAGACGGCATTGACTCTATACCTACCCATCTGGCGGTACCGCGCGTGTCACCATCAGGATAGAATTTTATAAGGGTCGTAGAGTTCTTGGCCGCCTCCAGGTCAGCAATAATCCTCTTTGCCTCGACACCACGAGCTGCCAAACTAAAGGAATATGACAATACCGGCTCCGGATTAGGTTTGAAGTAAAGGCAGATAGACTTGATTACCGGAGATACCTCTACCGAAGCGGTGCCACGATAAAAGATTAGTTTCATTTGAACATCGTAGAAAGCGAGGCCCGCGCCGGCGGTGGCGCCAAGCTTTATCGGCGTAGGACGGCCATTGGTGGAGAACGTCCCCACGGCGCTACCCCAACTATCCGTATCGTTCACCCGGATATAAACTTCAACCTTTTCATTGTGGTTTGAAGTAACAGCATCACAATTCTTGGTGGTCGCCGCCACCATGACGGCTATTTTAGGAAGAGTGCTTACTTTTGATAGCCTGGGCAAAATCACACTACCCGATAATGCAAAGTCAAATCCCGAAACCCTAGTGACGTCTTTGGTAATGTCCGGGAAGTCCATGTACTTGATGGCATTAGCTTCTCCGAAATAGAGACGGTTAGGAGACGTTAAGGTACTATGATGGACGCAGTTAATCGCAGCCGCGGAAGCTCCGGTATAGACTTGGTGCCAACCTCCAATCGTGCTGTGCCGTTTTAATATTGAAGAATAGGTACCGCCACTCACGGCCACGACAAGCCAATGCGTAAGACCTTTCATGTCGTAGATGTAACCGGTATACCCGCTCGGAAGCCCATCGTCGGCATCCGGGCCCCAGATGTCAGTAAAAGTTCCTTGAGCTGCCTTTGTTAATCCTGGGCCATTACTGGCAAAGACAGAGGCGTTCCAGTTGCAACCTTTCAGGGCATTACTTGTTTTCCCCCAGGTAACATCGGTGAGATAGGCTACACGAGTCCAGAAGTCTATTACAACCAGGCCAATATCGGTAACCATGTAAATCACATCATCATCAGATGTGAAAGCACGTCCGGCAAAGAGGTCATACGCTGCTGCCCACGGCCCGGAGATACTGAAAGATGCCATGGGTCCGCCAGTTTGAAGGTCGTCACAGTTATCCCTAGCAGAATAGTAGATTGTCGTGCCAGTACCATTAACTCCCATGAGTCTTTTGTCAAAGGCACAAAGGTATTTTACGGGAGTTGCGACTGTGGTTAATGCTGCCCACGTTGTACCATTTATTGAATAGCGCGCACTAGTGCCATTGCAGTAAATGAGATACGTGTCCGTAGCGTCCTGGAATACTATTACGTCAGTCGGCGTAGCAAGAGGGCTTCCGTCGGCCGCGGTCATAGTGCCGGCATTGTTGTATTCTGATTTACTCGTACCCCAAACATAGGTATACCCCTCGAAGTCAATCATCAATAACGGTGGTGTCTCAAAAGCGTCCAGTGTAGTAGCAAGGGCTCCAAGGGTCCAGTATCCTTCTTTGGTGAGTTCCATACTTTCGGACCAGGATACTCTATCTGTTTGTTCTGTTTCGGAGTCTTTGCCTATACCACCTCGAGCGTCTTTATATTCACGAACAGAGGCCGGTTGGTAATCAGCAAAATCCTGGGAGCCCATGGACATTTTGGCGGACCAAGGATTGATGTATGACTTGGTGACTCCACCCTCTATCAGGAGAGTCTTGCCGTTTAGACTAACTTTGTTACTCATTACTTTTCGTGCACGGCCTTACTGCCCGGGGTAACGAATATCTTGATATTCCTCTTCTCGTCCTCGGCAAATGCCTGCGCTGCTTTCATTTCTGCGTCGTACTCCGGCTTGCTTTGAAGTAAATAAGCCAAGGCCTGCTGAATAATAAAGTCCGGTGGTACCGCGCAAGTGCTGGCATCTGAGGTTATGGTTGCCTGGTGTTTCCATCCTTCGAGTCGGAGTGCCTTCCCAGGAGTAATACCTATCTCGTTATGGAATTTCAGTAGCGGAGTAGAGGCATGAACGATTGACCATAAACGCTTATCTAACGGATAGTCGAACCGTGGCTGACCGTCCATAACCGCTCTGATATCGTCAAACCATATTATGTTAGCCTTCTTGTTAGCGTTGTATTCAAAACCGATAGAGGCTATGACCGTGTCAGATGCGGGATTGGCAAGAGTACACTCTACGAACGTCCAGGTATAGGCGGGTATGGCGGGTAAACTAATCGTTTCAAGTGGTGAACCGCAACCAAGGGTATTATCAAGCAAGAGGCAAAGGTCTGCTGCAGCAAGCGCCGATGATACCTGTATCCAAAACGAGATTTTCTTGTAAGGTGATAAATCCTCGGCACTAGTTAGGTTCTTATAAGCAATTACGTCTCCGTTTGATATTCCAGCGCCTACGGTAAATTTAATACTAGCTCCGCCTTCCTGGTAATCGACATCATCTACCTCTTGAGTAACATCGGTGTCAACTCCTGTCCATTCAGCATCACAATCTTCGAGAAGATGCCGTTGTGTAGACTCCACCCACACGTCAGTCAGATAATCAAAACCAGACGGTATATCATATTCTCGCTTCATGTACCGGGATTCTCCTAGTTTGTAGGCCATGAAGTGAAGCGTCTCATCCACATTAGGATATTTGAAAAACCGTTGAGAGCGCCGGATAGCACGGTTAATAGCATCGTTGTATTGTTCCATGGTAAATTTGCGGTGGAGTTCTGCAAAGTCAGTCGTAGTCACTTGAGCGGTTACGGCAGCAAATGTTAAGGTATGTGTACTCAGTGTCCAGCCAGTTGCCGCTCGGATTACGTCAATGTTCGGTCCAGCGTAGAAGCCCAAACTCCAATATTGATAGAAACTATCTGCCTCGGGTAAGTTGGTGTCAACCAAGTCCGTCTTGCCAGCAGCTCCCGACTGTGGAGCAACTAACATCAGGTCACCGCAGGCAGAAGCTATTGATTGCCGGAGTTCATACCGGTATACTGCGTAGAGTGTTTGAATTTCGTTTGCCATAACTCTCTCCTATTCGTCACGTTTGTACTCCAAGAGATAACCCGATATTTTCTTTGTTGCCTTATCAACAAGACGTGTAATTTGCAACCTTATCGGAGCTCGATACCGTCCTTGTTGCTTTTTTAGACGTTCCTGAGCATCCTCTTTAACCTTCTGCTCGAGTTCCTCAAACTGGTGACCGTCCAGGGTGCCACAGTCCATCACTATTGTCGGATGATCACCGGGAAACTGAGCAGGTATTTCACGGAAAGGCAATACCCTGCGCTTCGGTAAATATAAATCCACCATCTTATCTACAATGCCTCTGTCTATGCCTTAGATTTCTTCACAGGAGCTCGCTGGCGTGGCTTCTGCTGCTTTCCCGCTATCCTTTTGTGTGCCTTCCCTTAAAACGCTTCATTTTGGCACCTTGTATGCCTTCGGGTGATACGCCAATGCCAGGATATTTCCTCTTCACAGCACCACGTACTTTTGACTTCTCTTCCGAGGAGCCAAAAGCTGCTACGCGGGCAAGTGCATTGCGAGCATGAGCCTTGTCCTGAATAGGATACTTGCGTTTCTTACCGTCAACGGCAAAGGCACTTCCGGGCAATGCTTTTCTTTGACCGTACGTTAATTTTGCCATGTTAAACCTCCTAATTTATAGATTCCCAACTTTTAATAGCTGGCACTACTACACCAGTTATAAAGTTCTTAATCTGAGTATTCTGGGTAGCAGTCAAATTCAGTTTTAATGAACCATGAATGGCATTGTCAGCAGTGGTTGCATCATAGTTGGCATTACACTCAAGGTCTCCCAAGGCATTTAACTGGCAGACTAATGAAACCTCACCTGATAATATCTTAGCCATTTATTAAACCTCCTATGCGGTTCTCTTAAAAATGTAAATTACAAAATAAGGTGGCATACTGTTTGGTGTATCATGTGCCGAATGTGCATCGACCGCGCCACCTGAATGAGCCAAAACTGGAGTATTATGACTGTGTCCAATAGTTGCTGTGTTGGCTGTACTGGTCCCCAATTTAGAGGTTGCGGCAAAGTTGCTTGTTGCAGTCGCAGGATGGTCAGAAGGCTGAGTAAACGCATGATTATTATGTCCTGCATGAGTATGAGTCTTTGCTCCACCTGTTTCCTCGGCAACATCAAAATCAGCATCCCCATCAGTTTGCCCAATGAGAACCTTCCCACCCGCAATTTGTGACCATGTGCCAAAACCTAAAAGGGTATTTGGGTTCGTGGCGACTACTGATAAGAATACAGACCCTATAGGCCAACATAAACTAACATCACCCGCAGGACCCTGGACACCAGTATCCCCCTTATCGCCCTTCACCCCAGGATTGCCCTGAATACCTTGTTGACCTGTCTGTCCAGTTGGTCCTGTATCTCCAGTATCCCCTTTTACACCTTGATTGCCCTGTTGCCCTGGTGCACCGTCTTGTCCATTACTACCAGAGGTTCCCTGTAGGCCTTGGCTTCCAGTTTCACCCTGGATGCCCTGCGTGCCTTGTGTTCCTGTGGCACCAATTTCACCAGGCGAACCTTGTTCACCTTGAGTGCCTTCAACACCTACTAATGAGGCAAGCCATTCCTCCTCTGTGCCTTCAAAACCATTATCAACTGCTATCTCATAGGCACTTTTACCTGGGGTTCCTACGGCCTCATCGTCGCTTTTTTTTTCCACCCAATTCGTATTGCCGATACAAATATATGTTTTGCCAGTATCAGATTCATAAAATTCTGCCCCTGGCGGTGCCGCCGGCTTGGTTTCCGTTGATAACCCGATGTATCTGGTGACTTCTCCAACATGTTTCATATTTACCTCTGTTTGTGAAAAAGGGGGCTTCGCGCCCCCTTAATCATTCCCCTAGTCGGATGGTCTAAAGTAGTGACCGCATTTGCAGCGTTTACCTGTACTCTTCTCTCCACAAATCGGGCACTTCTTTTTCTTCTCATCCGCAGGAGGCTTTTCTTTCTCAGACATAGAACCCTCCTTCGGTTATTTCGACTTATTCCCGATTACTCAATCTGGAGCATTATCAAGACATCGCCGTAGTTACCAGAGACTATCATGTGCCCTGCACGTTGCTGTGCGTAACTGGTTCGTACCATAATGCCTCCATCAATGTAGAAAACTACATCAAGGGTGCTTGCTCCGTCACCCGGCCAACTTCCAGTGCTACACATAACCCATAGTGGGCCACGCACTTTGCCCCAAAAGTATTTGCCACTGGCAACGGCAATCTCTGGTATGCAAACAAACGCCACATAAGCAGAAGCGGCACCACCCCAAGCAGATTTCACATTTCCCCAAGGGCTAGGATAAACGTTTACCGTACTGACAATGCAAGCAGCGGTAAAAGGGTCAGCAACAGCACAAGTAATTGAAGTTCCATCACCGGCGGTGCTACTGACAATCTTGCGGAACTGGAATGGGTCTTCTATTGTGGTCATGTACCCATCCTTGTAATAGTCTACGACCCTGGGGTTAGTGGTATCCGCAAATGTGAAGGTCTTATCTCCAATAGCGATTGCTGCTGTAAGAGCAGCTTCGGCACTTTCGCCAGTTAAACCAGCTAGATGCCTATTGGCATTATAAGCACCTGTACCAGCCTTGGTGATAGCTGCACCCGCCTTGCAAAGGCGGTACATACTATTATCAGGCGTCATACCGAGCGTACCTAAACCCACACCAGGTTTATTCGTGTATGCTGTGTGAGCAGCTTCGGGTGTTAAAGTTGCTACGAAAGGAAAACTCATCTTAACCTCCTATGTTAGATTTTATTTTCTTTCCTCGCTTCGGTTTTCTGCCCTTCGACTTGGACTTAGCCGAGCGATGGTAAATCATGTGATGGACAAGTGTATCGGCATCTGGGAAGTCTTTTTGGCAAATCGGGCATCGGAGTATGGGGGTTATCCCATCACTCTTTTGCACAATTTCACCACTTCCGACACCGACTTCATGTGCCTTTGCTTTCATAGGTGCCAACATTGGCGTAAGGTTCCTACGAAAGTAACCGGGGGGTGGACCTAGGTTGCCGTCCGGGTCCTCCAACTTAAAACCCTTTCTTAAATAGAAATTCATCCGGGCAGTATCGCCAGGTAACGGAAGAGTCCAGCCCATAACGTTGTCTCCCTCGTCTTTACGCGGGTCCCAATAACTTCTGCGGTTACTTACCACATCAGTAACAGGCTTAGCCACAAATCCTTTGCTTTTGAGTTCCCTTTCCTGTTCCGGAGTTACGTCTATTTTGGCCAACTTACTCTACCCCCTTATTTTGTTACTACGAAGTTGGAGTTGCGGCAGCAAAAAACATCTCCCTGCCGTAGGCGTCGTCCAGTTCTACCCAATCGCTATCTTGGACATGGACCAGTTCCCAGGCTCTCAAACTCGCGTCTCTCTGGCGCTCTGTATAAGCTGCCTTTGAAACAACGTAACCTAGGGCACTCTTGGAGAATACTGCACCTTTGGCACCACCACCACTCAGAACGGTGATTAAACCATTTCTGAATACGGGAACGCCGAACATGTCTTGAGTACCTGCCCAATAATCCTTCACCATCTGCGCCGAGAAGCCTTCCGGCAAAGGATAAGTGCCCACTTTGGCAACAGTGTCCATCAGGAGTTTAACCTGATAAGGATGCCCGACATAAGCGAATGGTTCCGGAGCTGGTTCACTCTGACCTAGCAACTGCGTGATAGCTGCTGTTAAGTAGCCGGTTGTGATAGTAGTATTGTAAGCCCCAAGTGAGTTAGAAAAGCCATCGAGCAAGTCGAGGCCATCTTTCTCAATCTTGCGCTTCATTGAGTCACCGAGCAAACGGCCCAACATACGCCACACTGACTCATTCATTTGCCGAATGAGTTTATCCGTGATAATGCCCTTTATGCCGATTTCCGCCGTGGTAATATCGGTGTAGGAGTTTGCAATTTGCTGTGCCTGCGTCATATCAACGCCGTCTTGCAAATCCTGGGCATCATCAAAAGCGCTCAACTTCGGTACGGTCAGTGTACTTTGCCCTTCTTCTAGGTCAAAGTGCTCGCAGAGGCCGACCATACAGCCTTTGTGCTCGCGCGTATATCTAGCTTGGCCTATCACGGTTCGTTGCATCTTCTCAAGGTCAGATGTAGTGTAACCTGTGATACCTGTATATGGCATCGAACTAAAACCTCCTCTTTATTTTATTGTAGTTGCACCCCGGCCTTATCCGCAGCAGCTTTATACTTTGGCCAGGTAATCTTACCAGCAACATAGTCCTCTTCTGCCTGTTCAAAACTTTGCGGAACTATTGAACCTTGCGCCTTGTCCGGCACGTGTGCCATCGCCGGCGAACGTTTCGGTGTAGTCCCACTTGGCTTTTGGCCGGGTGACTGCTTCGGCAATCTAGCCAAAACAGACTTGATAATTCTAGCTTTTTGCACCGCTTCCTCAAAAGTCTCAGAGGCCACTAAATCCTCGAGGTAATCCGATGGGATACCCTCTTGAAGTAATAACTCTTTGGACTTTTCCTGTTTCAGAAGCGGTCCAAACTGTTGCATGACCATCATCGCTTGTGCCTCTTTATTCTCAGCCTCTTGTATCAACTTAACCGCATTTCGATTTTCCGGCGTATCTCCAAGTTGCTCTAATAAGTCGGCAGCTTGTCTATCGCGAAAAACCTTTAATTGCTGTGTAAGTTGTCCAATCTGCTCATTCTGATAATTCAGGACATTCGTTTGCCGGTCATGTTTACCCTGTAAACTAGAAAAAGCGGGGTGTGCCTGTATTACCTCTAATGGAAGTTCATTACCACCTTCCGGTTTTCCTTTGGATGCCTCGCCTTCGGGTTGAGTTGTCTCTTTACCGAAAAGTTGCTCTTCGGTATCTTTGGCAAACTCTTCTCCTTGGTCGGCTCCCTTTTGGCCACCCGGGGTTTCCTGTTCTTCCCCAAGAGTATTTTCAGTTACCATTTTTCCCTCCTTCTAATAAATAGCATATCACATAACAACGCTAGTCATTTACTTCCTAACGTCGGTAATTTTCTTTTCGGTGTGGTTCCCGGAGCCGACGGAGTAGTTTGTGTTCTCCGCGGCAAATATCCCGGAGTGTAAATATTACTCGGGGTCGGCACCTTCTCTCTCTCCGGCACCATAGATGGAGTTGCTGTTGGAGTTCTTTGTTGCCTCTCTGTTTGCATGGATATTCCTACCATTTCCGCAAATTCTTCTCTAGCATCTGCCCTTGTATCTCTGATAACTCTGTCTATATAATCAGACTTCGCAACATCACTACCTAGTCTTTTATATGTAGAACTTTCGATAGCAGTGGATAATTCCCGCATCAATGCCTGGCCCACGAAATTCCTGTATTCGTAAATTTGTTGTTCATCCAATTTTGTTGTTCCAATGATGCTACTTGGATAACCAATAGTAATCCCTAATCTTTCCAACTCTTTATCTAGGTCAGTTTGTCTTTCAGGTGAAATATTGAAAGGACTGTACCAGGGTGTTGTCCTTTTTGAAACCTCTCCAAAGATGTTTGTCCTCGGTTTTACTTTCCCTGCCATGCCTGGTATTGCCGTCATTATAGTCTCTGGTATATTACTTGGTTTGCGGTAGGTTGGTTCTGCCGCCTGTGATAAACCACGCATCAAACCACTATAAGGAATAAATCCTGTACTCAATTGCTGAAGTAAATATTCGCCTTCCCCTACAGGGTCTTCAAAAGCTCCTATCAAATTAGCAATGCCACTCATATAGGTTTGACTAATAAGGTTATTACCGATAGTAGAGACGACTTGTTGCGCTTGATTGAAAATATCATCTTTTGACTTCTTATCATTGATAGCTCCCACTATCGCAGCGACTTGTGCTAAAACCTGATTGAAGGGTTCTAGTCTTTGATAGGCTATCCAAACATCACCAATTTTAACAGAGTATGGTTGCTTGCCGGCTCTATAAAAAGCATCACGCTCCAATGTATTTTTAGGTGCAGCCCCAGTAATCTTACCATCTGCCGCATAAATCCCTATCGTAGCGGCTATGGACGAACCCATTACCCACCGGGCAATTTGTTCGGCAGCTTCGGGACTCTTTTGAGCAACATTTTTCCACATTGGAACATTGAAAACAGCGAGTGGTGAACGTTCTAATCCAAATTTAACTAGGTTGGCAGGAGTTCTCAAAAAAGGTATGATAAATCGTAATGGTTGAATACCCCATACCTCAGCATCTCGTAACTTCATCAATTTACTAACCACTGCACCAGGTTCTTGCCGGAAAAGTCTATACTCGGCAATCCTACTAGCTTCTTCCAACATCTCCTCTGTAGGATTCATCATCAATTCGTTCAAACGTGCCAGAAATTTCTCACCCTTCAATCCTTCCTTAGAAGCCACTCGATAGGCCTGTGCTCTCAAAGCCATCATTCTGTTTATTCCCCTGCCGAAAGCATCGGCAGCTTCGAGAAAACGGGTGGGCAATTTAATTACTATGGCGGCTTTTCCTTTGAATGCCTCGGTACGTTGTTCCCATTTACTTAACTGCTCAACGGTTTGCCCGCTTTTTAATGTCTTAAAGGCGGCTCGCACTCCTTCAGGTATACCACGCAGAACACCAAAAATCTCCTGTGCTACCTCACCGAAAAACCTCTGCCTTGGTCTTCTCTGTATAAGAGCTAAGGGGACTTCCACCAAGGCACTTACACCTTTTTCAAATGGGGACATCACCGCAGTTAGTGTATTAGAGACAAAATTGACTATATGCGTCTTAGGATTAGACAGGATGGAATTGTAGAATAGTTCAGTGACATACTCGCCCCACTTCGGGCTCATAAATTTCAGCAATGGTTTCATGGCCTCTTTACCGAATACCTGCTCAAGATATTTGAAGTTCTGCGGAGTTGGTTTTACTCCATCGAGAATATCCCTGAAAGCCCTTTTGACTTCTATTCTGGTATAACCTTGATGCGGTAGAACCTCGCCAAGACCGTCCTTAAACTCGAATTTATCAATGAGGTTGAATAATTCATCTCTTTCACCCTGAGTATATTTGTCATAGGTGGGAGTAAAAGTTGGTTTTTCTACCTTGCCCTTCAATTGCCCTAATTCAGCATACAGTCCTTTTTCTCCACCGCCAGCAACTTCTCCGGCACCTTTAGCGGCACCAAGTCTCTGAGAACGTACCTTATGCAATTTCTCCGCATATTCCGAGGTCAATTTCTTGATAGTAGGTAATATCCCCTGCACTTTTTGTACTGCATTTCCGGTAGGCGGTACAGGTGGAGTCGGTGCAACAGTTGTAGGCGGTGGTTTTGGCGGCGGTTTCATGCCACCAACACCTTCTGATACCTTTTCAGCCGTTACACCTCTCTGTGCCTCAACTGGTGGCATTACAGGGGCTTCAGGAATAATCTCTGTAACCTCTATGCCTCTCCGTGACTTTGGCATTTTTGCAGTTCTCGGTCCTCTGGTTACTACCGTCTTAAAAACCTCACCACCCTGTTGAATATACAACTTGTGAAGCACATCGAAATCATCTTTTAGTTGGTCAATAGCGTTTTTGGTAGCCGTTCCACGGTAACCTAGCTCAGAAAGCATATCATCAGCAGCTATGTCGGTTGGTACCTTGCCTTTATTCGGACCCTTTTGAATGATTGATGTGCTCGAAGGGGCACGACCACCATTCCACTTCTTAAATGTGTCTACCGGCACCGCCTCCGGGAAATCTCCGCGCATTATATAATTACGCCAACTAAGGTCGTTCCAAACAGCTTTCGCCCGATCCTGTAAACCTCCTCGTAATAATCTGCCAGCTTCCTCGGCTGCTCCTGCTTTTTCCAATCCGTATTCCTTGGCCTTTAATGCCGTGTTAAATTCGTCCCACAGGTTTGATATTTGTTGATACCTCTCCGACCCCTTGGTTTCAACACCTCTGATACCCTTTGACAGTATCGCTCCAAGCCGAGCTCGAAAATGCCTCAACTGCTCATAAGTTAAATCATCAATCCTACTCAACACTTCCTCAACCGGTCTATCAAATACTTCGGGGTATTTTGCAGTAGTTTTGGCTAATTGCTTTTCAGCACCCTTGGTTACTTGCTCTAAAGCCACCTTGCCAGTCTTTGCTTCACCACCTATAGGCATAACCCACAATGGCAAAGATGGGATTTCGGTAGCCACCATCTGCCTAATCTTCTCTTGTTTTGTAGCAGATGGTAGACCATAAAGTCCACCGCTAAACGACGATATAATCTGCTCATCAGTTAGGTCTTTATACAATTTGGGATAATTGGTTCGGAGTTTTTCGGTGTCAATGGTTGTCGGTTCTGGGGCAGGCCACCACTCTAATATGCCCTTCCTAACTGGTGCCGCCACACCTGTCTCATAAGGATGCGCGTAACTTGGCACTTTCGCCAACCATCCATACACATCACTCGGAAGTTTGCCTGTAATGTCGGGTTGATACGGTGGTAACTCCACAGGTCTTTCTTGTCCCGTTGCAGGACGCATCTCAACTTGACGTGGTTTATAAGTAGGTGCTTTCACACCCCAACCAGGTTCAGGTGTATAGACCTTAATTTGCTGATAAAGACGTTGAAACTCGTTTGGATTTTCAGCAATAGCGGTTTTCGCCTTTTCACTTAATGGCGGTGTTCTTCGCAACCAACTGATTATCTCATCCCAAATGTCCATGTTTATCTCATCAATAGTTGAGTCTAATCATTCGTGGACTGTAGATGTACTTCTTTTCTCCTCGTTCCGCAGGGGGTTTCGCATACCATTCTCCCTCAAAGTCGTACGATTTCAGCCAGTCCTCCCAGGATTGACCGCCACCGGAAGTTTCCCACTTGCGCCGCAGTTCGGCAAATTTACCGGCTTGACTCCAATAGTCGTTAGCATCAGAATAGAGTTTCATTCCGTCAAGTGTGGCGTAGTATTCCTTCCAACCTTCTAGGTCTTTCTCCTGTTGGAAATCGTAACTTTCCTCACGTTCCTTTTGCCGTTGTGCCGTGGCCTCGTCACTCCAATACCACTCGTTATAAAATCGTTGCTGGTCGATATATCGGTCTTTTTCACTCTGTTGCATTGCAGATTGCGGCGGGTAGTTAATATCCCAAGAACCTTTATTTACCGCCTCCCCTCTTTCGTTAAACTTCCAAAATTCCGTCTTGAGTGTGATTTCGCCACCGCCGTCAATTATGTTTTGCCACTCGGCAGGACTCATCTGGGCCAACTGCGACTTCAATCCTTCGATATTGGCATACGTTAATGAGTTAAGGGATGCAGGGTCATAAGTTATCTGCGCTCCGTTAGATTGCGCTTGTTGTATTCCAGCCGTTACCTCATCTTGATATTTCTGTGACCGATAACCGGTATCGTAAAGAGTTGCAAAATCAGGACCGCGCACCATCGCGTCAAGTCGTTCCTGTGAAATAGTCGGCGGTAATTTCGTCGGGTCTTGAGAGGCCACCTGCGTTATCACCTTGCCAAGACTTGCATCTTTAAGGGTTTCTGTCCATTGTTGGTCGTACTTGTCCCGCATAAGCATTTCACTTACTAAGGCCTCATGTGTCTCTGGGTCTTTACTTATTTGCTCAGGAGTGTAAAAGCCATCCTTGGCATCACTCGTGAACGCATCCCAGAAGTCTTCAGATGCTTTCGTGCCTTCTGTGTTTAACTTTCCCCCATCATAAAGTTCGGGATGCGTTGCAGGGTCAAATAAGGTCTTGAAATAGCCTTGTATGTATTCAGGGGTGTTAAGTTGTTCTGGTGTTGGTGCTCCCATCATTGCACCGCCTTCCCACCAATATTTTTGTCCGGGTATAACTGCCGTTTCCGCCATTTTTAGCCCCGAAGTTGGAACCCCACCATATCCTGCATACGCTCCTCCTAATGGACGTCCCATACTTGCCCATTCCTCGGGAGTGAAACCTTTTTGTTCGCCTGCCACTGTACCTTGCCCCTGTACTGCACCACCAGGAGCAGTAACATTTTCTGAACCTTGTGCCTGTGCCACAGGTGCCACACCACCCGCAAGTCCCGCTTTATGACTACCCATCCAATCCTGTATTGAACCTAACAAAGATTGTCCTTGCTGTGATTGTCCGAAAACATCTTTGGCAGATTGCCAAGTTCCAACCTGTGCTGGTTGCTGTGGAGAAAACCAGTTCTTTAAGGTATCCCATGCGGTTGGTTGTTGCGTTGGCATTTGACCAATTGGCGCAGTTCCCGCCATAACTGGTGCTCCTGTCCCCAACCAGGAATATTGATTCTTCAAGGCGGCAACCCGGTCTAATTGTTCCTGATATGAGGGAGTTAAACCAGGTTGATAAGGAACATATCCTTGTCCCTGCACATAGGCCTGGGTAGGTGCAGCCCTCAAATATGATGTGACCCTTTCAGCTTCCGCCTTTCGTTGCAGGTAATCCGCCTCAGTGGGTTGTGGTGTAACATAAGTAGGTGATACATACCCTGCGATTTTGGCGAGTTGGGCGGCTAAATCATAGTAAGTAGGCGTAGGTGCAGGAGTTGGAGTCACATATCCCTGCCCCGCCACATAGGTTTTTCCTGCGGCCTTGGCAGCAGTATAAGTAGCCAAACCAGCGGGAGTTACATATTGAGGTGCAGGAGTATAGGAAGCTGGTTTCGGTATGCCATAAGCTTTAGCAGCCACAGGATTAGTTGCCCAGGCCTTTTTGGGGTCAATGTATAAGTTCATTTAGAACCTCCTCGATGTTCTCGTTCTCCGTTTCAGCGATTTATTTGTGATATTCTGTGGCAATGCCTGAGTCCAGGATTGAGTACCTGGCTTTCGATTGCCAAAAACACCAGTAAGTTGCTGGGAAAGTGCCTGAGTAAGATATGGAGATAGCCAACTCATCAGTGACTCAAGTGGTTGCAAATTCTGTTGTCCTGGGGACTGACCAAGCCAGCCACTAAGTTGAGCACTCAACGGTTGCGTCTGTTGCGCCGTTGTTTGAATACCACCTACTCGGCCTGTGGTTTGCTGCATCGGATTTGACACAGGTTGAGGCATCCCGGGAGTAGACGGAGAGGCAGTACTTAACTTTTTTAACCAATCATTTGTTCTAAAATTCATCGGACTTACCTCCTAGTTGGTGCCGGCGGTCCAGCTATCAGTGTCCTCGGTTGTTGCGTTGCTGCTGGTGCCCTCGGTCCACTAAAACCTTCTGGTAATGCTGGCGCCGGCGTTGGTGCTTCACCTGGCGGGAGAGCTCTTTGCGGAGTTCCTGGTTGACCTGCCGGCAACATGGCCTGCTGCTGCTGTTGCATTTGCTCCATCATTAAAGCCTTCTCCAATTCGGTTGATAGTATATCGGCGTACATATCGTTGCCACGTTTCCGATACGCCTTAATTATCTCGAGCAGCATAATCTTCGGACTCAGTTCTTTGCCTTGCATGATTAACTTGCGGTCCTCAATGCCTGCCGGGTCTTGGAATTTCATAATTTCCTTATCAATAAACTCGTCGTCCGCCAGCCCCGCCGACTTCATCATCTGCGCCTTGGCTATATTGGCAGCCTCTTCCTGTGGAGTTATTGACAGAAATTCAAAGCGTATCTCATGGTTAGATGAAATATCGTCCGGCTCTATAGTCTTAAAAAAGTGTTTACCTTTGGTATCATAGCCTACCGCTTCCCATGCTTCGTCGTAAGACATAAATTGCTCTTCTACCATGCGAGCAGCTCTTTGAAATACTCTACCGAGTGTGTCCAGTATCGGAGTGATAATCTTGCCCAATCCTTGTTTGAGTTCCTCGAGCGCATTACCCGAGAGTTCTTGGCCTTTCCAGAGTTGGCCATACGTCACCCAGGATATGCCACCACGCTGTACGGCCGCTGCAATCTGGCCGAATAACTCCGGAGTACTCCGCGCTATATCAGCCGGTTGCACCGGCACCCAAGACGAGCCGATGGGCAGTTTCATGGCAGTACCACTACCTTAGGGTAACTCTTCGACGTTGATAGTATCGTCGTCCGTTACAACAAAACCACCGGGCTTATGTGCCTTAACTACGAGTGATAACCATATACTCAAAATCTTATTGAGCACCGGGTACAATTTTCTGTTAGCTGCATAGACTGACTCGCCCCATCCTCTTAAATGTTTCTTTGCAGAACTCATATCGCTGCCCATCACCTTCGGCTGATTAGAGCATGGAAAGATAATAAATGGCGGATAGCCGATATTGTGTGGGTATCTCTCAATTTCTTTGTCATCTAACAGGATTACATTCGCTTTCTCGCTCCAAAAATCAGTAATCTTACCAACCTCGCCGTCCGCCCTCTTACCGTAGTCAAGTAATATATCTTCCGCAGTTCTCCACGTCTCCTGTGCTACCCATATAAAACCACCCATACCAACACCCCATTTCATTTCTCGCGGGTCTAATGCCATAAGGCCCGGCACCAATTTACCATTTGCGTCTCGGTAAATGGTTACACGAAGCACCATCCAACCCCGGACGGCGCCATAGAATGAAAGCGCCTGTTTCAATTGCGACATGAGCATTTGGCCAAGCCACTCGTCCGCAGACTTCAAAAAGGACAGGTGGAATTGCTCAATAACGGCGTTCTGGTCCTGGTCCTGTTCCTCGGTTTCAACGGTGAGCATGAGGATAGAACCATTGCAAAGTTGAATTACCATGTCTCCCATGTGGCGCGGTTCATTGAAGGTCATACTGTCGCTGAAAATATCGAGTTCAAAATCCTCGAGCTCGTAGAGTTTCATATCCTCGTCCTGACGCTCGTGTAGGCCTTTGTGGACACTATCGAAATTCTCAATTAGTTTCTTGATAGTGCCTTCGTCGAACTTACGTTCTTGTAAGCCTTTGGCTATGCTTTCGTTTTCGGTTGTTTCAACGTCACGAGCGATTATTTCAGCTTCCGGCGCATCACCTATACTCGTGGCCGAAAACTGGCTATCGCTGTATTGCTTTGGCATGGTGTTTACCCTCCCATTCAGATAACGGTACTAATCTACCTTGCCTACCACGTGGTACTAATAGCTTACCATATTGACTCTCTCTCTTCTTAATTGTATACCCTAACCGGCTTACGCAGTAGTAGAGCAACGCCTTGGTAGAATGGCAATTAGACTCAAGCGGTTTATTTGTCTGTAGGTTTCTTTGCCAGGGTCCGCCACCGATAACAGGACTCGGCCCACCACCGAGCTCCGATATAATTCCATAGCATGAATAGTTGAACACAATCTTGCAGAAACCGGTACGCCGGTCCGGGAGCATCAGGCCACGGAGTAATTCAATCCCACCCTCAACATCGGTAACCTTTTTACACTTAAGCAACACACCGGTTAGTTTCTTCCACACTTCAATCGGCGCCGGCATCGCAGCGTGTCCCTTGCCGGCTATATCAATGGCGCCATCGGAAAAGGCCTTGCCCCATTGTTTCTCGCGCTGCATCTTTTCAATTATTTCCTCAGTAGTGATGTGCTGCAAATACATTTCATCCACGACTTGTAGCTGTCCACCCTCCATCATCTGAATAGCAAGGACAGCATGAGCCCCAGGTACACCATAACCCGGATCCACGGCTATGTCCACCGGGAATTTATCATTGTACGGATATTCGCCTACATGATACTCAATATTAAACTCAGGTATCACCATACCTGCCGGCTTTACTCGACGACCAGCGTAGCGCTCCATGCAAATATCAGGCGGCGTATTGCTGTTATACCATAGGTCGTGGAGTTCTTTGCCCACGTTTTTAACAACCGTTCCATCGGTGAGCACAATCTGATAATTGCCAAGTTTGTACTTTGCCGTGTTGGACCAGGTTGGCATGACAAAACTCTTTCCATCCTCAACATTGTAGCCGCTCCACTTCTCCACCAGTTCCGGCCACCAACCGAGACTACCCTCGTAAGTACCGGACAATAATAAGTCGCCTTGCTCACGAGTGATACGGCCACGGAGTCTTTGGTATGATGCGAGTGACTGTCTGGCTGCCTCGCACATAATAATCAAGTCCGGAGACTCACGGCCTATTTTAGTTACATCTTTAGTCGCTACCGTGTAGACATGGCACCCGGTTATTGCCTTGAAATGGCATTGGCCTTCTGACGGAAAGGAAATATCACGCGGAGCAACTATGCCGAGAGTCTTACCCCACTCCGCCATATACTCAAACTCTTTGCGGCTATCCAGAAACTCGTCGCCACACAACCAAATCAGTTTGCTAATGTCCAGGTATTCCATGGCTCGCATGGCGCAACATTCAGACTTACCGCTACCTTCACCGCCGGCTATGGCGATAAAGCGATTATCAGCCACCATAATAGGCAATTGTCCCGCTTTAGGTTGCCATTGCAAGGCATCCCATATCATCTTGCGAACGGCCATACGGTTATCTGATGTCAGTATAGGAATGATTCACCTGCCACCGTAGTAAACGGATTTCCTTTTTCAGTTCCTCAATTTGTTGATTTCGGCCATCGATTAGTCCTCTCTAAGCCAACTTTGTTGTATGCAATGCTGTTTAACGATTTCGCATATAGCCACAACTGTGGTGTCGGTGGCTTTCACGAAACGGTAACTTATCGTGCCATTAGTATTTCGCCAGGCGACAAGTAGACCGTCAATACTAGCTCGCTTTGACTGTACTTCCGCCAGGAGTTCGTTTATATCATTCGCCTCAATAACATCATCAACGGTTACCTTACTTGCCGGAAGCCGGCCCAGGTCAATCACGCGTCGCGCTTTCTTTTTGACTTCTACGTTCTTACGTTTAGTCATCAGTATTTATTCAAATCCATGTCTGCAGGCGTCACATACTGCGCACCTTCCGGCTCCCACCGCTTGTTTACCTTGAGGTTCATGCCACACTTCGGACAGGGCGTCATTATTGATTCTGCCTCTGTGTCAAAGACCTCGCCGCAACCGTGACAACGTACTTTTTTCTTGTTTGGCATTAAAGACCTCCTACTTTTCGCTGCACTTTTTGTTGGTGCACCTCCAAAGAATCTCGGTTTTGCCGAGAAACATTGGGCGTTCAACCTTCTCCATCATCTTCCCGCAATCCGGACATTGTGCCCCTCTGATTTTGTCCTTGGTTCGTTTCATCGTTTCTTGCCTCTCTTCCTGCTAGATTTTCTCGACCTGGCTGGTAGTTTCTTACCGCCTGCCTCGTGCAGATGCGACTCGAGCTCCGCCTGGGTAATGCCGGGCATACGTCCCTTCTTCCCTTTCCTGCGCCGAGCCAACTCAGCACCCATCAAGCCTCGTTGCGCCTCACTCGTTATTGGTGTGTGTCGCTTACCGTGACATAGTTTCCCTGTCATATCAACCTCCCTCTGTTATAAATTGCCTCGCAATCTCACATAATGCCGCAAACACGGCATCCTTGTCTCGTTCTAATTTGTCCAACTGGCAATATGGCACGAGGTCAGGATGGATACGTTTTTCTCGGTCATATATTTCGCCGTAAACCCACCCCATTGCCAAGTACGATTGCATCCAACTACCATGCAACTCTTCGGGAGAAGATGAACGTTGCTCTCCACATTGCCGTTCAATTACCTTGATAAACTGGTCTTTGAAATCTTGCTCTCGTTCATTCCAGAGCACAGGAATAATTGGAGCTTGTGCTGCTTCTGCTGCGAGTCTTGCAGCATCATAAACGAATTGTGCACGCCGTTCATTGATATTCATATTATCAATCTCCCTCCGACTTAATATACGTTGGCGGGTACTTCCACTTCAAGTACCGCCTGTGAACCCAGACGGCCGGCCAGGTGACCGCACGCAAAATTTTTGGCAGTCCTACCCACCACGCCGGCATCCACTCCCCGGCACGCGCAAAGTCCGGCGGCACAATCGCGGCCTGGCCATACAACGTTACGTCCATGTTAAATCGTTCCAGAATTTCCGGCGGGGGTAAGGACTCCACTCCCGCGCCGATGCCCAGACACGCTGGGTTCACCACCGGTTCCGCGCTGGCAATCAAATTTTGGAGCCGCTTTCTCTCCCTCTTCCGCCACCGCTGCCGCTTCTCCCTTGCCCGCTTCCGCTCCTTTAACCTGCTCACCTTGTCCTCCTTCTTCATGTCTACCTAGTTTCCTACCTGCCTACTTGTTGACTTCTTTTTGTTTTAAGGTTTCGGCGAGGGTGGAGCCAATCTCTCCTCCCCACCCACAATGTACCTAGGCCTTCATCAATACTAACGTTCTCCACCCACGAATTTCTCGCTGCGCTCTGCCACGCCTGCCGTCTCTTCAATGACTTCCCCTTCTACTGGTTCTACCTGGTCTGCTGGGTTCGCAGAAATACCAATCTGCGAAGTGGCAAGCTGCCGTCTCTCTTTTGTCTTGGCTATAAGCTCGAAGATTGGCCGGCGCCTGGGTGCTGTGCTGAGTCTCTCTGTAGCTTCGCTGCGCTTCGCTGGCGCTGGTATAAGCGCCTGGCCTGGCTCTTCTATCACTGTTGGCTCTTTGGCGATGTCTTCTATCTCTCTGAACTCACCATCTACCACACGAGCTGTCCTGGCTCGTTGTAGTCTCTCGATGAATACGACGCCGGCCTGCTGTATATCCAAGCTACTGTGCTGGCCGAACTTCTCCCACTTGGTACGCTCAAGTATCCAAGCGTTAGCCGTCCAGTCCGCGGGCTTCCATCGTTCTATTGTCTCGGTCTTGTTACTGCCGTCCTTGAGCGTGTGCTCGATTGTCCGCTTCTCAATCAGTGTCGGTTTAGAGCCAGCGTCCGCTATTAGTCCCAGAAGTCCACTTTCGCTCTCTGCACGTGTACGTTTTATGGAATCAAAGAACTCAATATATCTTTCCCCCTCTTCCCCTATAGTATCTCCTGTTATTAACTTAGTTAAATAGCCTTCTGCTTTATTCAGCCAGTTATAGAATGTTGTTTCGGAAACGCCGGCCTGATCGCAGGCCGTGGAAGCGTAGTTATGTTTTTTGAGTTCTTCTATTATGACTGCGACTCTATCCGGCGTGAACTTAGTCGGCTGCCCTGGTTTACCTTTCGCCATATCTCTATTATACCCATTCCCAGCGCCAACTGTTTAATCCCAGGTGGCCAGGTACGTTTACCCCTCATAAACGGTTTAACGGCCTCCCTTGCTCACCACAGAGCGTCGGTTTAAGGCCGTTGGCAGCCACCGGCAACAGTTCCGAAGCTAACAGCTAGCTGCACAGCCCCGGACCTGACCCCCCTCTGTTCTCTCTCTTTTTTTCCTGCTTCACTCGTGGCTAGAGTTGACATACTTAGGAAAATAGTTTTATAATTAGGTATGCTCGTATTGCGGAGTACGGGCAAATAAACGAAAGGAGAGCGAGAATGCAGTCTTACAAATCATCGCTGAGAGAATCTATCCAGAAACTGGAAGCCGAAAAGAAACGCCGGCCATTGACTGAGAAAGAACAGGAGGACCTGCAAGAGCTGTACTACAAGCTCGATTGTCACCAGACGTACTTGAATGAGTCAGGCCAAGCGTATGAGAACCAGTAATAAGTTAGTCGGCTACCATGGGAATTAAAAGGAGAACGAGACAATGCGACAGGATAAGAAAACCCACACCTGCCCGGTATGCGGAAAACCTACAAGCAAGTACCAGCTCAAGAAGTACCGTCGTTGCCATGAGTGCAGCCAGAAAGGAGGTGAGACACAATGAAAGTTATATTGGTTATCTTCACTGTCTTATTCTTTGCTGCTTTGCTCTACGTGATAGCTTCCGCTATTAGTGCGCTGCGACAACGTGTCAAAGAGTGGCGGCAGATAAATAAAGACGTGAAGAGAGGGGAAGAGCCGTGGCGGAAGAGCTAACGCCCAGGATTGGCCATGACTGCGGAGAGCAGGCAGACCAGGACGGCCAGCGCCACTACTACGAGACGCAGCCGAGTAAGACCGTTCAGGCCGTAGCTCAAAACATCGAGCAGCACCGGGGCATATTACAGCGCATCGGAGCGGAGACATACCACCGTTTCATTTTTAACCTGGTTTGCAATCCTTTCCGGCGCGATGATTGGAGCAGGAGACTATAAAACGAAAGGAGATAAGAAGATGAAAACTTATGAGGAAGTCGCAACTGTCTACCAAATGGACGACATAATGAAATCAAGATTTATAACGTACATGAAAACAAGATGGACTGACACCGAAGAGCAAAAGTGTTCTGATGGTTATGCTCAAGAATGGGCTAATAGATTTATTCAAGGTTTGGAGTTTGCATGCTCTGATAGCACAGGACAGGCTATTTTAAAGGCAATGAGCAAGGGAGAATGAAAATGGAAAAGCACATACTCACCAAGGAGCAGCGAGAAGCAGGCCTGGACACCCACGAGGACGACCACAACCTTTACATTACCGATACCGCAACTGGCGAGACGGTGGCCGTCCTGGGGAACCATGCCACCATCAAAGAGATACACATAGCAGCTAATTATTACCTTATCGAGAAAGCGAGGGGGCACAATGGAAATAGTCAAGCGTAACGTCGCAAAAGTAGGAGAGCGTCTAATGGTGGCGCTGGACAAAAACTGGTGCAGAGAGCACGACATCAAAAAAGGTGACGAGCTCGAAGTGATAATAGTTCCTAATGGTTTCTGTGTTCTCGCACCGGAGAAGGAGAAGAACTTAATATGAAACAACTTAACATCGAAATAGATGACGACCTTTATAAAAAGGTCAAGTATGCCTGCGTCGAGGACGGGACGAACCTTAAAAAGTGGGTGAGCGCAGCCCTGGAGCTGGCGCTGGACTTCGACCAGGTAGCCATGACACGGTGTGGAGAGCTTGGGTGGATACCAGGGGCACCACCCGGAGTAGGGGGAGTCCAAGAACCCGTTGAGGTAATTGACGAACCGCCACCATCAAAGCTCAAACGAGTCAATAAATCGTAGCAGCTCCGCAGCTTGGCCGTGTAAAATAGGTGGTTCGGAAAAATAACTAGAGTCCGAGTCACCTATTTTTCTTGGCGAATAATCCGAGTGGTCAGATATGATATTGTAAATATCGAGACAGACTTTCAAATCCTGGCACGGAGTCCCACAGTCTATACCCTGCGTCTCGGCGCAATCGGCACAAATATCAAACAACGGCAGAAAAGCCAAATAATCAGCAGCCGGCAGCCAGCTTTTTTGATTGAAGAAGAGCCAGCCACGTAAACGTTTGTCAAGCTTCTGGCCGGTATGTAGACGGTAGAGATTTAAGAGACGACGGCAGAAAACGTACTGCCTATCGGTTAGTTTCCAATTACCCTTGAGTTTACCCATGAGCGCTACCGCTATAACCATGAGTAAAGAATCCCTTTCTTAAATATACTTCAGCGTCAACCCTTTGTAAAATAGAGGCGTTAAAGTCCTAGCTCTAACTGGACTTCGCCTTCCCGTCTTTCTTTTTCCGCAAGTTGCTTCACTCGTTCGGTAAGTTCCACGGCTCGCTCGTCTACTAATATAATATCCTGCTCAATCTCTTCCCTGACGGCTAGTTGCTCTTCAATCCGAATGTCTATACCTACAAAGGCATCGGCATATTTGTCATAGGCTGCCCAGGCAGGATTCTCAGACTGTTTCCTTTCCAATCGCCTTAGCCGCTTTTTGGTCAATTTCAAAGACTCATCAAGTTCTCTTCTAACTTGGTTACAATCTTCAATGGTAAATTTCTTAAGTAATCTCTTGTCTAGCATCGCTTCAACCCCACAACCCCTTGACTACAGCGTTTGACTGCTATTTTCGGCTTGTCCACCATTGATATAATTCCTCGCCTGTTTCAAAGCAATGTTTCAATGGTTTACCCTTCCTAGTCATATTTCCATTGGCTTTATGTCTCATTACAATACGTTCACAAGCCCGCTTCCAGTTAGCTACTATCTTTGGAAAGTAAAGTTCCTCTCGTTCTATTTGCCGAGAAAAGGGGCATAACACACAACCAAGTCGTTTGAATCCTTCATCGTAAAGCGAACAATAGGGCAGGTTGTTTTCTCGGATATATTGCCAGATGTCAAAGTTGTCGAAATTGATGATGGGGCGTAAAAAGGTTTTAGTCGATTGGCGATATGGACTCTTGGCACGCTGTTCAGGAGTTTCCACATAACATTGTTTCCTTCGTTTGCCACCTTCTGCTCTGCGATTCCCCATTATTATTGTTCGCCCATTCCCGCCTGCCTCCTTGATAATTTCACAACACCA